TAAATGGAACGTAATCGAACGGGAATAAGGCTTCTGCTGCGGTATTTTTGCCACTCGATTTGAACCCAACAAATGTGACGAGATTTTTCATTACGCTTAGTATCACACAAATCGTAACGAAAAGGCAACGAAATCACTGATACGGAATCACGATTCCATCAACAACAGCCTTCCAGAACCTTTCCACGTAGTCATCATTGTACAGAGACTGGACCTCGTGGTAATTTTCCCATGCAAACTCTCGGAAAAACCCGGACGTAATGGAACTACAAACTTTCATCAGCGCCATGTCGAAACTTCGTTTCGGTGTCATCTTACCTGGAAACGGTATGAGAGCCCGCTCAAGCGCGAGGACGTACGCTTCTTCCAGAACCCCAAATAGCTGAATCATCCGAGGCTGTGCGAAAAACATTTCCTTCGTCACGTTGACCTGAGAATCCTCCGGCTGGTAAAATTTGTAAGCAGGTTTATCCAGATGAGCGACGATTTCGTGAATGTCATCGTGCGGGTAGACGTATTGAACACCATCTCCCGTGAAGAAGTCATCCTTCTTCACGTTCAGCTTGGGATGCTCATAAGTGTAGGTTGCCTTCTCACGATCCTTCAAGAACGCTTCGTCAGGTATTTTCGCGCCCAGTTTGCGCATGACATGGATGTCGTTCATCGTCTTGAGGAAAAACGGTGAGTTTCTCAGGAACCGATGCGACATCTTCAACATGTAAAGCACGTCGAGACTTGGCAGCATGATGCTGTTGTTTTGCACGGTTCGTGTTTCATCGGCTATCGTGATGAGTTGGATCAAGCGCTCCGCGCTTGATCCTTCCCATGCGATCTCGGCCTCTATAATGTCACCACCGGATCGAATGAAGTACTTCTTACCCTCATGAAATGGAAAACATTCCGTCACTTCTCCATGGGCGTGAGCGTACTTCATCACGGAATCATAATCACCAACCAGATCGATGTCCTTTGGCTCACTGAGATGATGCGTATGATACCTAAGCGCCGTGCTGCCGATCAGTGCTAGCATCTTGACGAACTGGTCAGCCAGTAGCCACCTTCGCTACCTTCACCGAATTCATCTCTATCGCTTTCGGTCCAGTCCTCGGAGTCCTTGCCGGTATACCATCCACCCATGCCCCATGAGGGACCGCTCCAGTTGAAATCGACGCCAGCCTCATCAGCGATGGTCTCTGCTTCGCCGATCAGTTCCTGCGCGGTCTTGATCTTCTCGGCGATGGCCTTAGATGCTTCTTCTTTTGTCATAGTCATTTCAAATGTTCCTTTTCAAAATCCGTAATCGTGAATAGCACTCCAGCGTGTTCTCCATCAGACACGCAATCGTCATCGGCCCGACACCACCGGGGACCGGTGTGATCGCTCTGACGATCCCCACGCATTCATCAAATGCGACATCACCGACAATGCTGCCATCGGCGAGACGATTGATCCCGACATCGATGATGGTGGTTTGACCTTCGTCCCAGAGATGGTTGCCCCTGACGAGGTTCGGACAACCCGCCGCCGCGACGATGATGCCGGATCGCCAACAAAGGTCGTCGAGATCGCGGGTCTGACTGTTCGCCATCGTCACGGTCGCTCCGGCCTGGCTGAGCAGCAGGGCGGTTGGACGACCAACGGCACCGGTTCCTATGACCAGGGCTTCCGTTCCCTTCAGGACCGCTCCTGCGGCGTCCAGGAGCTTCATGATGCCTTTGGGCGTGCATGGCGTGTGGATCGGATCGCCAGCCGTGAACCGGCCCACGTTCAGCGGATGGAACCCATCCACGTCCTTCTCGGGATCGATCTGCTCGACGATGAAGTTGCGATTGATGTGCTTGGGCAATGGCAACTGAATGAGGATGCCATCGACCAATGGATTGGAATTGAGTTCCCAGATGAACGACTCAAGAGCATCCTGCGTGATATCTGAGGGGAACCGATTGATGTCCGTGGTGATGCCAATTTGAGTGGCTACCCGTTCCTTGCGCCGAACATAAATCTCGCTGGCCGGATCGTTTCCAACGATGATCACGGCGAGATACGGGTCACGGTGGCGAGTCTTCACCTGTTCGGCAATGTCGCGACAAATCGCCTCGGCGATCTTCTTGCCGTCAATTATCTGAGTCATCGGATTCCTTAAATTTTGTCTTCTTCAAATCTCTGGCTCTGTCTTGATCCAATCGCCAACGGAGCCAAAAGTGAAATCCGAGGAATGGCACGACCGCCAGGAGGAATGCACCAAAGTTAAAATTCACCATGATAATTTCATCAGCCACATCGCTCCCATTCCGAGCACTATTATACCAGAAACGAGAAGTGAAGAAAATACGAAAAAGTAAAAGCCAACAACGATGAGGTCTCTAATCTGGTTCACGATAGAACTGTTTCGAGAATCGCCATTCGCATGTACAAGCCGTATTTCATCTGCCTGAAGTAGGCCGCGCGAGGATCAGAGTCAAGCTCTGTTGGAAGCTCTGATTTTCGTGGTAACGGATGCATCAGCACCATGTCGGACTTGGCTTGCTTCATATGCTCCAAAGTCACGTCATACGAAACCTGATGAACCTGATCATGCCGTTCCGCCTGGGCGCGCACCACGTACAGTACATCGGTTTGTGCGATGAGAGCGTTCAGATGATTACTTTCTGAATCACCATCCTGGTAGAATTCCATTGGAATGCTGAGATCATCGGGTGACACCCAGTTGATGGGAATCTTAAATTTGCGAAGTAATTTGGACAGACTCTTAACGGTTCGACCATGTTTGAGGTCACCCATCATGGTGACGATCAATCCTTTCAGACATTGTTCGATGGATTGATCCGGTTGCCAGCCCCGTTCCATCAGAATGGTGAAGAAGTCCAGCAACGCCTGCGTTGGATGTTCATTGGTGCCGTCTCCGGCATTGATGACGGGAACTTCGGAAACTTCGCTGGCTCGGGATGCCGCGAAATTCTCCTTGTGTCTGAGCACGATCACATCGGAATAACTCGCCATCGCCACGATGGTGTCTTCGAGGCTTTCGCCTTTGACGGCGGAGGAGAATACTTCAGCCTCTTGGATCGGGATCACGCTACCGCCAAGCCGCACCATGGCGGAATGAAAAGAGGCGTAAGTTCGACTCGACGGTTCATAGAACAGATTGGTGAGGATTTTTCCGTGGGCGGGACCGCGACGGGCGAGCAACTCATAACGACTGAGTTTTTGATAACGTGCCGCATCCTCAACGAAATCTTCAACCATGGATTTTGTGAACTGATCGACTGAAAGAATATGCATGAAATGCTCCTGAACGAAGCATTCATACAGATTCTACGAATTACGAGTCAACCGTCTTCCGAATCGCACGATAACATAAAACATGAAAATCGCCGATGACATGAAAGTAGCGAACCCTCGAACTATCGAAAAATCGGAATTGAAAGCCATCACTACAAGGATGAGCACGCACGCGAACACGGCGACATCATCCAGAAGATTTTTTCGTCCATTCGCTAAGCTCTGGTTCACGTCGAAAGCGAGCAGGAAGTCCATGGCTCGCGAAAGTGCCGTGCTCGCCTGTAGCATCAGCATATGTTGAATTTTGTTGGTATGCTCGGCCTGTTGAAGACGTTGCAGGATGATTCTGATGTCGGAACGTGTCGTGGCGCTCATACCCGACCCATCCATGGTTCTCACACGGTACGGATACTCTTTGTCTTCATATATGAATGGGCCAGACTCCAGGACATAGAGATCATCGGTGATCAGCCGCCGATTGTATTCTTCCTCGGCTTCCGGATAGGCCATGCAGTACTTGTCTGGATACATCATCGTTTCCACCTTCCGGCATTGACGTTTCGCACCATCTTTGGTAAGCATGATTCGTCTCTTTGGACCTGTCAATGCCGCCGCAAGCAAGACGAAGATCGCCGCCGAGAATTCTGCTGGATCGTGATCCACGCAATCCCGCTCATATGCAGGCGGCGTTTTCGATCATGCAGGAGTTTAGTCAGGTTCGCATGTCACGGGCGACCGCCAGGGAAGTTGGGAAGAAGGTTCTCGCTGATTTCCCAAGCATAAAAGTCGAGAGGAAGGCGGACGCGCCAGGGATTGGCATCTTTTTCGATCTCGCGACGGGCCTTCAACTATCCGACAATGTCCTCAGGAAATGCACGGGGTGCTCCGCCATGTTGCAGGTTCGGCCACATTTCGTAAATAGGGCCATCATATGGTGTTGCTTTTGTGGGGCGGATTATGTGATAAGACAGTTCTGGAAGGATAAGATAAATGAGTAAGCATGTGATTGAGATACGTTCGGGCGAGGGCGGAACTGACGCAAAAATCTTCGTCGCCCAGCTTGCCGCCGCCTATATCAGACTGGCCGACCGCCTGAATTGAAAGTATTCGTGCGGCCTGGCTCTGGACACGCACGCCGGACATCAGTCTGTCACCCTCGAAATCGAGGGCAAAGGAGCCGAAAACCTCATCAATGAATCCGGGGCCATCAGGCTCCAGCGTATCCCGCCAACCGAGAACCGAGGCCGGGTTCATTCCTCCACGGTGACTGTCGCCGTGCTCGATCAGGTTTTGGTAAGCACAAAGTACGATAGCCGATCCGAGGATGATTTCTCGGTTCAATGGTTCAACGGGACCATTGGCGCGGGTGGGCAAAATCACCAGAAGACAGCCTGTTGTGCCAGAATAACGCATCTGCCATCAGGCATAGTTCGAACGGCTCAGACCAGAAGTCGTCAGAACAGCTATAATAATGCCTTGGCTGCAATCAACCAGGAGCTTGATCGCCTGTCTGGGAAACTGGCCGGTGAGACGACAAACAATCTGCGCCGAACTCAGGTAGGGACCGGTGAGCGATCCGATAAGAAGCGAACCATTCGGTTCCAGGATGACACGGTGAAGGATCATGTCACCGGAAAGTCCATGTCGGCGACCGAGTTCATGAAGGGCAAGATGGACAAAATGTGGTAAGCCCGATAGAATGATGCATGCAGGGGTCGCCAAGTGGTTTAAGGCCGCGTCCTCATAAGGCGCTCATTTCGTCGGTTCGAATCCGACCCCCTGTACCAAGTGACGATAGTGCTAACGTTGTTTAGAGTTTCGTTCAGTGTTCTTCGGAAGATGTCCCTGAACGATGGGTACGCCGGGGTCTTAAACTTTCCCTGGTAGACGCCGTAGCCAAGAAATCTAACATTCAGTTCATCAACTTTGTATCTGAGAATGACTCCGACGCGATCATCGATTTCCGCCATGAGTTACCTCCGTTGGCGCAGATTTGGGATCGGAGCCTGTGATTGACAAGCGAATAATCGCTTGACCATGAAAAAACCGTAAGATAAATAAAATCATGCCTTATTCATCCGCCGCATTTGATCATTATATCAGCACTCTCGTCGAACTACTTCGCCCCGCCACCGCCCTCGACATTGGGCCAGGAGCCGGGAAGTACGGGAACCTGATCAGACAAAGCATGGCGGATCATCAGTTCGTCGCGCAGTTGTATGCCGTAGAGATCGACGAGTCCTACGTTAAGCAGTTCGAACTCGAAACCATCTATGACAAGGTCATCGTGGGTGACGCCATCGATCTCCTGACCACGCCAAGGATCAGGTTCGATTTCGTTGTCATAGGCGATTGTATCGAACACATGAGGAAATCCTCCGGCGTCGATCTGCTGAATTTCCTGGTCTATCGTAGCGGCTATATTTGCGTGGTGTATCCCGACGCCTACATCCAGGATGACTGGGAAGGTCACGCGGCGGAAGCTCACATCTCGACATGGTGCGCCGAGGACTTCAAAGGTTGGGACACCATCCATCAATCGTGGGAAGGCATGCACCTGTATCTGATCAAGGGCTACCAGCCATCCCGGATGACAATCACCGGTTAGTTCTTCGGAACGAATTTTGACTATTGACTCATTGTCATGAGACCATCTATGTCTTGGTTCATTAACTGGGTGTATTTCAGCAATGATGTTAGTTCCATTTTCCATTCGTGGCTTATCCGTATTGGCTTACGCCAACGGCTTCACGCTATGGCATTACAAAACCACGATACTGACCGATGTCACGAGTTCAAATTACTTCGTGGACGCGAACGACATGATCAGAAAGGGGGACATGATCCTCTGCTCGGCGGAGGACGGCGGCAAAGTGTTTTTTGTTGTATCCTCTGATCAAGACTCGGTATACATAACATCCATCTGAGGGGGCGCGTTGTGTTCGAATTTGAAATTGAAGATGAAGTCGAGATAATCTCCGATGACGAGTTTCATGACATGTTCGAACAGTTCCTCGAAGACATGGCCGACATTCTCGGCGATGAAGACGCCAATTTTGGCAGCCATGTTTGATCTGAATGATCACCAGGATGGCGAATCCTATGTTGAGTTCCTGATGCCGTCAGGAGACATCATCAGACGGCTCATCGATCCAACCATCTACACCAGTGCCTGGGATGTCATCCATGGCACCATGACGTACAACGAATTGCTTCACGCGAACGAAGTCGTGATCAGTGTTAAGGATGGACGACGCATTTTCAAAAGCCGCTTTAGAAGGACGGACAAATTTCATGGTTTATCGCAGTGAGAAGACGGAAGGACGCTTTCCGAAGGAGAGAGTTCGTCATGGTCGGGAAAAGCATCTGTGTGACATCCTCCGCTACTGGGGATTTCATCAGGCTGCCGCCAATCTGGATTTCTTTCGTGAGAGAGTTGACGTGGAAGAGGCGATAGCCTCGTGGTCCAACTTTCCGAAATGCCTCGACGAATACCCGACCATCATCACCAAAAAGATGAAACTCGACCCCAAGGAAGAACAGTTGCTCGCTTGACTCGCGATCAACGCGCATCCTAAATGCGTTGACAACAGGAGGACTTGAATATGGCGAATCTTGTCGAAATCGCGGAGATGCTATCGCAACTGACCGTGTTGGAAGCAGCAGAACTCTCCAAACTGCTGGAAGAAAAATGGGGTGTGTCCGCCGCCGCTCCGGCGCAGATCGCGCCAGTGACACAGACGGGACCCGTGGAAGCCGTCGAGGAACAAACCGAATTCACCGTGATCCTATCGGCGGTCACCGATCCCGCGAAGAAGATCAACGTCATCAAGGAAGTCAGGGCGATCACCGGGCTCGGTCTGAAGGAATCCAAGGACCTGGTGGACAACGCGCCGAAGACGCTGCGCGAAACCGTCAGCAAGGTTGACGCCGAAGCGATTAAGGCGAAGGTCGAAGCCGTTGGCGGAGTTATTTTACTCCAATAAAGGATTGAACATGTCGTTTGCATTACAGGACATTAAAGAGTACTGGTGCATGGTGTGCATCAACGAGTATAAGGATCACTATCTTCTGGTCAGGGAGTCGCAGGACCTGAAGGATTACCCTGAGTATGAGTGCGTCTCCTACGACCTGGAGTATTTGGAAGTCATCCAGTGGCCAGATTATCGGATTCAGGAGCCAGGACTTTACAAACTGGTTCTTGAACCCTTTTTCGACGAATTCGAGCCGGAAGAGAACAAGGTTTTCGACTGTTTCAAAGTCGTCTCATTTGAGTGTTTATATGAGGTCTGAATGAAGTATTGGGTATTGTTGTTTTCACTGTTCGCATTTCAGGCCAGAAGTGATCCACCGCCAGGAGCCAATCCGGCATTCCATGCGTGGTTCGAGAAGCAATATTCCATCAATGGTCGATGGTGCTGCAATGAAGCGGACGGCCATATTCTCGACGACAGCGATTGGCGAACCAATGGTTCCGGTTATGAAGTCAGAATAAATGGCAACTGGAAGCTGATACCACCACCGGCCATGCGTAACACCGAAACCGGTGGCCCGAATCCGACCGGACACGCCGTGGTGTGGTACATCATCGGGGGCACTGGCGACATTTACATTTATTGTTTTGCACAAGGATTTGAAGGATGAGCGAAGCTTTCGCATTAGAAGAACTCAAGGAATACTGGTGCATCGTTTCCGTCAACGATGACAAGGATGATGCCAGGGTACTCCGGCTTTCCGAGGACGCCAGGAACGATGATGTCATGTCGTTCTGCAATGGCACGCCGCTCGATGAATCGAGCATCAATCAGGAATGGGTCGAGAACTGGCTCGATGCCGAGGACACGATCTCCGGTGTCTACAAGCTGGTTCTCGAACCTAGCTACATCGAGTATGTGGACGAATCGACAAAGGAGTTCGAAAACCTCGATGTGACCAAGGTCGAGGTGCTCTATGCCTTGGAGCCTCTGGTGGAAGCGCCAACGCCATGACTGAATACCGTGTCACTGACGGGGTCGTCGAACAATACCTGATAGAGGGAGCAGGCTGGTTTCCAGTCTCTCCCGATGACCTCATCCCGCTGCTGTTTCAGTCGGTAATACAACTGCAACATGAAGTCGAAGAACTGAAGTATCAACCGTTCAATCCCAATTTCTGGTGACCAATGCTTCGTAGATTGAATCAAAACGATATTCCAGAATGTCTCCACATCGCGAAGGCAAACTGGGGTATCGACATCGCCCAGTCATGTCATGTCGAATTGGGTCAGGCGTTCAACTCAGCCGTCTGGAAACCAAATTTCTATGTCGCCGAGGAAAACCAACGGGTCGTCGGCTTCGCCGGTTACGCGGCCTCCTGGATGCATTACAGCATTCAGGAGATCACCTGGGTGAACGTCGATCCAGCCTATCAACGCACTGGCCTGGGACGCGCCCTGGTGGCCCAGTGCATCTATGACATCCAGGCGGTCGGCTCGGTGATCATGCTCTCCACGACGCTTCCAGAATACTATGAGAGATGGTGGGATTTCAAACGATGCTTCATGAAAGGTGTCGACACGATCATGTGGCTTGACCTCACCTGAAACTATGGAACAATGCGCGATCCTTGCATGATCGCGCATCACGAAAAACAGGAGATGAAAATTGAAGATTTTGATTGAGGATCGACCGATTGTCGAGCTTGCCATGGGCGAGAATGTCCTGATCACATTCGCTGGTGATCCGCGTAATTTGCTTGTCGAGATGACCGAGAATGGCATTGAGACATCGTGGTCGAAAACGGAAATTTCGCCGGAGATGGCGGCACAAGGCTGGGTCGCGGTGCCTGGTAGTGAACGGGATTACGCCGACCTCATCGAGCGTGCCAATGATCCGAGAGTTCCTGACTTATAATCCTGTCAGCCATCGCCGTCACGATTTGATACGTCTCGCCTTGTATCTGGCGGCAGCCGCCTTCAAAGCATCATTGGGCTCCGGAGGATTAAGCAACGCTTGAATGAACACGATGCTGTCGCGCTCACTCAAATACCAGATTTCATACATGATCGATCTCCTGATTCGTTGGGGGCGACGAGAGGGCTCGAACCTCCGTCCAGTCGGATTATGGAGCCAACCGCTCTACCACTGAGCTACGTCGCCACATCAACGAAATGAGGGCAGGGTGAGAGGGCTCGAACCTCCGTCCATTCGGACCCAAGAGCCAAATGCTCTACCACTGAGCTACACCCTACATATCATGGGGTACCTTGATACCCTTACCAGAGAATACACCCATCTTCCGCAAAATCAAGGCGAAATATGGGGACGCGACCTCGACACCATAAACCAGTTCCGGTGTCGGCGTGAACGGCACGGGATTTTTCGCCACCCGACCCTCCACCCAACCCGACGTGAACGGGTCCAGTCCCGCTCTGGCGCAGGCACCCATCACCGTGTTGAGCGAGCAATGACGTTCGCCACGCAACACCTCCCACGGTTTCGGCAGGGCCTTCCACACATGGGTATCCGGATGCACGTCACCACCTGTAGCACGATGCCAATAAGCAACGTCACCGGCCATCAGGCGCAGCACCTTGCCAGGGCAGCAGTCGATCAGGAACCCTTCCTGGCCGGTGTCGGCGAGCATCGCCATCCACGCGGTACGAGAGGTGTTCCATGCCTGGGCCACCAGATTCCAGGTCGAGGAATCGTTGCCACGATGCACGATCATCGTTTCCAGATTGATGCTACCAACACGCCACGCGGTTTCGAGATCACCGGCCAGCGACACGAGCACATTCAACCAACTGCCGAGCAATTTGCCTTTGGTCTGATCCGTAAGACGCTTGAGGACATCCGACTCCGGATACACTCTGGCGATCAAGGACCAATCGGTGCCTTTATCGTCAAAGCATTTGTCAAGCAAAGCCTTCGCCACCGTATCGAACGGGCGCGACTGACTCTCATTGGTGAACACGCTGCGACGATTCTTGCGCGCCACGTAATAGGCCACGAACGCGGCAGCCGAGGGCGACGCGAGAAACTCCTCAAACTTGATATCATCGATCAGACCGCCTTTACCGACGATCCGATATGACAGCAGTCGCATTTCCTTGGTGTAGGTCTTGAGTTTCGCCTCGAACCGTGCGAGGAACCGGAACCGCTTGTTATAAGCGTGGTTGCCCATCACGGCGGGAAAACTCTTCCCAACGTTCTGCTGACGACGCATCTCCCGATTGTCACGGTCGTTCTTGAAATCGTTCTGGCCGACTTCCTTGACGATGTAACGCGACAAATAGGCGATGAACCGCTCGATCCGCGCCGGATTCGTTTCAGTCGCCGTGATCACGTCAGGCGATGGGGTACGCGCGATGTAATCCGCGAAAATATCGAGGGCGGTGGTGATCTGTGCTTGCGCTCCTACGGGCTCGAACCATTCGGCGCGCATGAAGCTATGCGAGTGTTTGCGCCCGCCAGCCGCCGCGCCAACCTTGCGGCTGAGCACGGAATCCCGACTGATGACATCAAGGTCAAGCAAGGTCGCCGCTACCGTTTCCGGCATCGGACGGCCCGACAAACCATCATAGAGGGTTCTTAAAACCTGGTCGCTCACAACACTCACCTCGATTTGAGCGCGGCCTCTACTCGAACCAATATTGGCTGTCAAGCGGAAATCAGCCGATTACGAAAGGATTGGTAGCCGCCTTTTACGACGGCTACCATACACACTGATGAGTCGGGGATACACGTTCGTCTACGGCTTCGGTGACACTATTCTGAGTCGCATGAAATGTCAAACTCACACAATTTTCTAAATTTTTCGTAATAATGGGGAGATAAAACACTCATCAGTCGTCTATCAGCCCGGATTATTTTGATGGAGTTGAAAATCTTCAGAGTATCATCGAAACATCAAAGCGATCCAAACAGGATCACAACCCACAAAGGATGTGTTGAAATGGATAAAGACATGATAGACTTTCTGAATGGCGGAGCGGCGATCTGCGACTTGGTCGACGAGTTACGCAAATCTGGTCAACTCAATGGGATGAAATCTGCCTATTCCTTGATTGGCCTCACAAAAATGCGTGATGCAAACGCACTGAACGCATCGCGTCTGATGAGCGCCTTCGCGAAGGTCGACGTACTTGACGGAGCACCAACATACGTCAAGCCAATCACACAACCACAACCGACCCACACCGGCACGGCGGTCACCAACTGATGGATGGCATTCTTCAGGACATGTTGAAGTTGGCGGCAGAAACCTGCGAAATGGCAGAAGAACTACTTGAGAACGGAGGCATACGTGCCTTACTGATACGGCAGATTCATGAAAGACTAGAAGACGGATCAGCGACCGCGAAAGAACTCATTCAAATGGCAAGGCTCGTGCTTAGATTGGATGGCGTGCAGCCGATTGAAGGAATTCCGAAACAGAAGCGATACATCCGACACTAGCCCACTGACAGCCGCTCGTAGGAGCGGCTGTTTTTTTATGTAGTTTCGAAGGTCTTAACCCATTTGCGAAACGGGTCATCCCATCGTTCCAATCGGTTCCTGATTATCTCATAGGTTTCATCAAACCGGTGCTTCGTTTGAGGAGAGAGCATTTGCTCGAAACGTTTCGCGACGATATCGGGAAGTGTGGGCATGGAGAGAGAAACTCGCTAAAAAATATATTTATCACAAGATATATTGGTCGATATTCCGCTCCTTCACGAAGGCTACCCATGCATCCTTGGCTTGTTCCTCGGTGTCGTACGTGCCTATATGATGTCTTGCGCCTTCAAGCGTTATCGCGGCTTCCCATCTCGTAATCTTGTTGCGGGTCTCTCGAATACCTCGGTAATCGTGTTTGCGTCTATTCAAGGCATTTTGTGACTTCGTGACCTCGCGAAGATTGCTCCACCGATTGTCTGACTTGATCCCATTGATATGATCTATGATTCCTGAAGGCATGATGCCCGTCATGTAGTACATTGCCAGAACGTGGGCTGGAAATCGCTTGCCGCCAACCGCGATTCGATAATATCCACTGGTCTCCAAATGGCCGGAAACTGTTGTGGAAATTGTTCCATTGGCTTTTCGGAAAAATTCACCCGTTGACGGATCATAATGAATGACTTGAAGTAGTTGTTCATAGGAGATGACGATGGTGCCAGCTTTTTGCTTAGGCTTGTCTGGCAGAGATAATTCCATCTGTTGAAAGACTTCTTCGATGTTGCTTATGCTAATTTGGTAATCCGCTGTCGCTTCTTCGATTGTGTCGAATGGGCCTGCCCGCAATCGCTTGCCTTCATACTGTATTTCTGTCACCCACTTGTTGCCTGATTTATGAATACCTTTGAACCCGCTTGTGCCTTGACGCTGACCTTTGTTGACGTTGTTCTCGGCTGCGGTGACGCTCTTTAGGTTGCTTATGGCATTGTTCAGTGGATTCCGGTCACGGTGATCGACATACTGTGGCCACTCGTCATAAACGTAAAGCCACGCTAAGCGATGAGCGAGATGACTCTCCCTGCCAATGCTGATAAACCAATAGCCCGTATTAAGGAGCGTCCCTGCCTGTTTGCCAGCAAAACGAGAGTTGAACCACTTGTCGTTGTTTTTCGGTTTCCATGTGAAAATGCCGGTTAAAGGATCATATCCAACACGGTTTCGCAGTGTTTCTGCGTCTAATGTAGATTTTATCATCAATATGGCTATTATACATGAGCATTACTTGAAAATCAACAGTCTCAACCTATACAAAAAGGCATCCCGGTATGCTGATCGAGGAATTCCTTCAACTGGGTTTCGAGGTCGGCGATCATCTCCTTGGCCTCGGTCTTCATCGCCTCACCGTTCATGGTGAAACCACCCTGGGGTCCAGCGATGGTGGAGAACATCGACCGCGCCTCACCGAGCATTTGTTTGCACATCGCGATGGTATAGCTTCGCAACCATGGTCGCGCGTAGGGATCGGCCAGCAGGACATTTTCCGGTCTGGTCGTGTAGACATGCAAAGCGACCGTTTCGACGGCGGAGAATTTGCGATGGATGGTCAGAATGTGCAGCGCGGAATCGTACTGATAATTGACAAACATGCCAAACATCCTACCCGCCAGCATTTGAAACTGCATGGCGAAATCATAAGTCGCAAGAATTCCGGAACCGGTCGAACCAAGCGCGCCAGGATTCTGGATCATGTAAATATTGTTGGTAAAAGCCAACGAAAATGGATCGATGGCCGTGCCGCCTGCGGTGCCACCGATGGTGCGTCGACTGATCTCCCTGACTTCCTGAATGCTGGAATCCAGTTGGTACTGATTGACATCTGGTTGCACGTCGAGGAACACGAAGCCTTCTTCCATGGCATTACCGGATCGTTGTCTGTACACGTCCAGCGCCACGTTGAAAGCGAGGTCGAAATCTTCTGGATCAAGCTCAAGATCGACCATGCTGCCACCACCCAGTAGACGCAGGACTTCGTTGATCAGCTTCTGGCGTGGTACCAACTGTGGATCGCTTATTACCGGCTCACTCATTATCAAACCCTCTCGTGAGCCTATTTATCGAGGGTTGACAATTCGCCTTAAGCCCGCATCATGTTGACATGGATGATCCAGTCAAGATGGCAGCCTATACTGCCGCGCACCATCTGAGTCGTTTGATGGAGAGTGCCTTATGCGACGCGAGCATACCGATGCTCGTGACCGTCATCGAGGACGACACCAATCAGGCGTCTGTGATCAAGTTTCCCTATGAGGTTCCGAAATCGAAGAGACCAGAATTCTCTCGCATCATGCAACGAGTCAATGAGCAATTCATGCGTGACAAACTAAGCGGTGCGCTGACCATTCCGCTGCGCAACTAAATAGGGAAAAAATCATGAAGCTGGGATTGATGCAGCAAAAAGATCAACGCACGATGACGGTGGTTGTCTATGATGATTCAGGTAGACCATTGTTTGCTTTATCTTCGGAGGACGCCTGTATCATACTGAAGCGGGATTACGACAAGGCAAAAGAAGAAAATGTTCAGAGACAGTCAGTCGCTACTCAAGCATGAAGCGAAACGCTCGCCAGAACTGGCTCAGATCATCGCCAACATTGCTTCCATCACGGAATCCGACATTCGTGCTCTTAAGAAGCTCCCCTGGATACGCGCCGCGTTGCTCGAATTGAAGGGCAAAGCCGCTCAGGCGCAAATGGCGCTCGACATCGAGCAATACATCGTCACATCCGTGGTCGCCGATCCCATCGGCCAGACCCGACGATGGCTCGGCGACACCACCTACATCAAGATCGGCAAGCGCCAGACCCTGCTCGAAATCCGCACCGGCCAGTATGTCTGGCTCGATGGCAAGGGCGGCGTTTGGCTTGATACGGTCTACTCGGAGGTCATCGACCCAGCACTGATGGCTCGCTCTGAACGCCATGGCGACATGTCCCGGCTGGAATACATGACATTGCTACGCGATGGTCGCAACAAAACGGTCGGTGATGTCCCATATACGCAAATGGCATCGAATCAACATTCGATGCCACAAGCGAGTAGTCTCTTCACGATTTTTCGCCCGAATTGACCTATGGACGAAAATGGTGCTGGCGCAGGCTGCCGGTACTGGTGCGGAAAAAAATGAGGCTGCCATCATGCGCCAATTCCCTGGCGCGGGCGAGTGCCTCCATTCGCGTTTCGCGCACCGCACTGGGCTTTTTCGACTTCGGGCGTGCGACGGTCCAATTGCCGTCCGCCTTTCGTTGCTTAACGACTAATTCATAAACTTTTGCCATCGCTGTAACCTTTCCGCTTGTTATGGTTCAGTCATAATCGGAATATATGACAAAAGTGAGTTTCGTCAACAGGGTTATCCACCGAACTTTTGGATTATTTTTGATATTATGTCCAGATTTTAATATTACTGAATCTGTGGCACCAAGTTTCGTCTTCTGGCTTCGTTCAGGACATCCGTGGTCGCGCCTTGAATCCACTGATCAGCACTGTCAGATTCACACAAGGGACAAAATCTCCGGTCGGTTTCATCGATGCCGGATTCGAGAGCATTCTGCCAGATCAGATTATTGGCCATCCACAATGGCTCAAAACCATCGCCTCGGATGATTTCCATCAATTCCGCTTCATTGCCCGCGACCAGATGCATGAGTCCGAGATTCTCAATCTGAGCGCGTAGCATGTCCCAATGGTCCTGGCAAATTTTCATCTCAGTTCCTTTTCGGTTCTTTCCCATAATGCCTGACAGATGGCGCGGTCGTGGAGCACATCCATCGCCAATTGCACGGCCTCCGCCGATGCGAGAGCCACGCGCTCCCTGGCGGCATCTAGCCGTTCCGGTTCGAGGTCTGGCCATGCGGGGATCATTGTGTGACGCTCGCCTCGGTCATGATGTATGGCTCGGTGCAGATCGGAAATCGGCGTTCGTCATATTTGGCCTTGATCAACAGGCCCTTCTCAGCCGCGTCACGCAGCATCGGCAATTGGCTCTCATCGGTGATTTGTATCCAGACATCCTGGGTTGACATCGAGCCGGTGCCGTTACGTACGACACCAAGGCTGACATCAACCGCATAGTAGTCAGAACAAATCAGATTCGTGAGCCGAGAAACCTTCTTGACCTGACCGACCAGTTCAGCGTCACGTCCCGAATACCCGCAGGAACTGACCATCACTAAAGACAGAAGTGCTACCGCTGTCCGCTTAAATACCATCACTGGCTCCATTCGTTGAGTTGTTGTTTGGTGAGTTCCTGAATTCTGACATTACCACCAGGCGCGAGCAGCAGGGTGTCACGATAAAGTTGCGGCACCGTGGTATGCCCATTGTCCTTGAGGAATTGCAAGGCATCGGCGTGTTCATGAATATTGATCTCTTCAAATTCCACCTCAAGCAAGTTCAGATGCGTTTTGGCGTGGTCACAGTGAATGCAACCTGGTTGTGTGTATAATGCGATCACAATTTTATGTCCTTTTGAATGCGAACTCGAAAACCCTTAGAAGGGCCTTTTGTTATCGTGTTTCCCTTACAGTCCTTAACGGCAGAGTAGGACAGATTGTACTGCTCGCACACATCGGTTCGATGTCCCTGTGCTATCTCCACGTGGCCGTCTGGAAAAGTTATTTCCCATGTTTTTGTCGATTTTGTTGATTTGATGACAATCTTCCGACCCAGACGATTATATCTGTTCATATCTAAAAGGTCAACATCGTCAATCGGAACAAGGTTGGATGGTGCTGTCATACCTTTGCCGAGGATGAACCATCTATACCCAAGATAAGGCAGTTCACGTCTTACAGAAGATTCGATGAACCTTCTAGTGGCGTTAGGAGTCAGTACGATGGCTTCGCTGAGGCTACGGAAAAGGACACTTTCCTTCGAGTAGACAGAAATCCTCTGAACACGAATGTCATTTTTGACGTGAGTTTTTGCACTATTCGAAGTCTGGACAATCTGATCTTGAAAATGATGAACTCCCTCAGATACACGTTGTCTGCTATTTTCCGGACCAACCCCGTTTTTAAAAGGATGCGTGCCGTCTGCTATTCTTCGCAGGTTGGCCTCATTGGTTTTCATCCGTATGAGAGGATTCTGAAATAAATGAGTACCAGCCTCTAAGTTGGTTATATTTGACTGGCGAACACGTTCAGCATGTGCAGGCATCTGCCAATGATGCGTGCCTTCCTGCACTCTTCGATGTTGAGCAGCAGAAGCGAACCTCGAAATTTCTTCCGAAGTATGTTCTACACGCATCAGCATTGCATGAACGGCCTGAAAATCCCCCTGCTTAAGATGAACATCCAGGTGATCACTAATCGACAAAGCTACCAGATTGTCTATCGAGTTATTAGACCGGTCACCGTCCACATGATGAATGTCGTACGTTCTGCCATGTTCATCAACTGGGATCGCTCCATGCACACTCTTGTAAAACTTACGATAATTCAAAGAGACATCCCTTTGAACGTATCATCAGAGATGTCTTGTGTCACTGAACCAGAAATATAACTCGCTATTTCTGATTCTTGTGGTGCAACTTGTACTTCACCTCCAGCGATCCATTTCTGTGTCCAAGGCAAAGGATTTGAAGAAGTTTTGTAAATTGTCGGTAGTCCGATAGAAACCATCCTCTTATTGACAATCCAGTCAACATACTCACACAACAACTGATCATTCAATCCTATCATCGATCCATCCTTGAAGAGATAATGCGCCCAGGTTTTTTCTTGTTCGGCGGCATCTCGGAACATCAGAATGCATGCGTCTCTTGTTTCTTTGGCGATCTCAACAAAATCAGGATCATCCTTTAGTAAGAGTTTTAGAAGAAGTTGTGTGCTTGCCAGATGTAGATTCTCATCTCGGCAGATGAACTTGATGATCTTGGCGTTTCCTTCCATCCTCTTAAGCTCTGCGAAAGAAAAACTGCAACTAAAAGAGACATAAAACCTTACACCTTCAAGGATATTGACACTGTTGATCGCCAGCCATAGGGCCTTCTTTATCTGATACAGATCGACAACAAGTGTATTTCCATTGACAGTGTGTGTTCCCTCTCCAAGCAATCTATACCACCCCGATAACTCGATCAATCTGTCATAATGGACAGAAATGTCGTTGGCACAATCAGCAATCTCCTTGATATCTCCAATTTCATCGAAGATTTTAGATGGATCAGTGTAGATGTTACGAATAATGTGCGTGTATGAGGTCGAATGAATCATTTCACTAAACGTCCATGCCGTTATCCACGCTTCGATCTCCGGTAAGCTCGCGATGGGGAGAAAAGCTATCGCCGGGGCACGCCCCTGAACGGAATCAAGCAGAATTTGTCGTTTCAAGTTTGCCGTGAAAATGTGCTTTTCAAACTCGGTCAACGTCTTGAAATCAGTTGAGTCCTTGACAAGATCGACTTCTTCTGGTTGCCAGAAGAAGCCGCGCTGGCTCTTGGTCAACTTGTCAAACTGACGATACTTCATCATGTCGTACCGCTGTATGGTCACTCCACCATTTGGATCAAAAAATGCGAGGGATTGCATATGATCGGAGCGATTGGCCGAGTCGAATACACTGTGCGTCATTTTGTTAACTCTTAAATCTTACAAGCGTCACAGTCTTCAGATTCGTCATCTGAATGACTAAGGGTATCGATGTTGACCTCTCCAGCTTGGTCATTAGTGTTGCAATAATACAGTTGCTTGAGACCAAATTTATACGAGATCAACAAATGCTTCATCAGTTCACTCATGGGAATGCTTCCACCTGAGTAAAATCTCGGATTGTATGATGTATTGACGGAAATTCCCATGTCAATGTACTTTTGGAGGATAGCGCACAAATGCAAGTATCCTTCGGGTGATTTCTGATCCCACAACAGTTCATAACGGTTCTTGAGTCTGCGGAACTCAGGCACCACCTGTTTCAGCACACCGTGCTTAGATTGTTTGATGGACACATAAGCACGTGGTGGTTCAATCCCGTTCGTCCCATTGCAAATCTGCGCTGAGGTCTCACCCGGCATTAGCGCCATAAGTGTGGAGTTGCGAATACCATAGACTTTCAGATCAGCACGAACAGTTTCCCAGTCCATGCGTTCCTCGTGCGGCACCAGTTCATCGATGCTGATCTTCCTGGTGTCGACGGGCAGGATGCCTTTGGCATATTTTGTATTCTGGCTCAGCTTGCACGGACCTCTTTCTTTCGCTAGTTCCACCGATGCCTTGATCAATGAGTACGACCAGGCTTCCGCCCATTCATCCACCAGTTCAATGGCTGAACCATCCGAGTACTTGACCCCGTTCTTGGCGAGGAAATACGCGAAATTGATGATACCGATACCGAGTGGACGATATTCCTCGGTGTGTTTGCGCGCCGCGTAGATCGGGTATTCCTGATAATCCAACAGATTATCCAGGGCACGCACCGCTAGTCTGCCGATGCGCTCGAAATCAGCCGGTGACCTGATAACGCCCCAGTTTATCGCCGAGAGAGTGCAAAGTGCGATTCTACTCAAATCCTCCGTTGTTTCAATAGTCATGTCTTCGTCGTTAGTCTCAATGACCCGCATGGTTTTTTCAGCGATGTTTGTTGCCAACATGAACGCAGGAGCATCAGCAAATGGAACCCTGTGAATTTCCGTTTTTGTTGTTCCCATCGGTGTCGTTGGCAAATCGATCTCAACGCAGAGATTCGACATTCGAACGGGAGCGATTTTTTCATCAAACGATGAGTGAATGTTGGCGTTATCGACGTTCATCACATAGATTCGACCGGTATCCTTTCTCTCTTGCGTGAACATCGAGAACAGATCGATGGCCTTGAGCCTCTTCTTGCGGATGCGCGTGTTTCGTTCTGCGGTCTCGTACAGTTCCTTGAACCGATCATAATCCGCGAAGAACGCCTCGCTCATCTCCACCACATCGTTTGGCGAGAACAAGGTGATGTCGCCACCGGACAGCACGCGTTCATAGAACAACTTGTTGAACTGCACGCCATAATCCATGTGACGCACACGGTTGTCTTCCACGCCCTTATTGTTCTTCAGTACTAAAATGGTCTCGATTTCAAGGTGATAAAAAGGCACAAAAAGACTCGCGCTGCCCTTGCGGACACCGCCCTGATTGCAACTGTTCACCGCCGCCTGGAACAATTTAAAGAACGGTGTGACACCCGTGTGGCTGGTATCACCGTTTCGTACTGGTGAGCCGAGGGCGCGGATACTACCGGCTCCTATGCCGATGCCAGCCCGCTGGGAGACGTATTTGACGATGGCCGAGGTCGTCGCCGTGATGCTTTCCAGCGAATCGCCGCACTCGATCAACGTGCAGGAGGAAAACTGCCGGGTGGGTGTACGCACTCCGGCCATGATGGGGGTCGGCAGACTGATTTCATGTCGGGAGATCGCCTCGTAATAGTCGTGTACCCACCTCATTCTGGTGGATTTTGGTTCTCGTGAAAACAAGCTGGCGGCGACGAGGATATAGAGCACTTGTGGGGTTTCCAGTATTTGACCGGTCACTCGGTTCTGCACCAGATATTTGCCGCGCATCTGTTCCATGGCGGCGTAGGTGAGCGACATGTCGCGTTCGTGATTGACGAAACCGTTGATTTCATCCCATTCTTCTTCGCTGTATTCGGTCAGCAGCTTGGTGTCATAGAACCCAAGACTGATGTTTTCCTTGATCAGATCGTACAAACGGGTTGGCTGGAATCTCTTGTAGACTTCCTTGCGCAGCAGATAGTTGACCATTCTTCCGGCCACGTACTGATAATTGGGGGTGTCCTCGCAGATCAGATCGGCAGCCGCCTTGATCAGCGTCTCCTGAATGTCTTTGGTTTTGATGTTATTATAAAATTGTATCTGACTACTGATCTCGACCTCGCTGGCGCTTACGCCAGTCAGACCTTCCGTGGCCCAGAAAACAACTTTATGCATTTTGTCTAAATTCAGTTCTTCTTTCGAACCATCTCTTTTAGTAACGTATGTCATCTATTTCCTTCGAGAGTAAAATGTGGCTTCATGTGATAGGGTGCATCCTATCATCATCTGGTGGTCGATTAAACGAACGAGTTAAATTAGAGGACGATCAACGCGGAAAAACACCTGTGCTGGCAAACCCGTTTGATTGATGTATTGCAGCACGACATGTTGATTGCTGAACGAGCCAACCAGTGTCGCGGTCCAGGTGAAGTCCGATGGATCACCATAGGCGACCTCGGCCTCATCCGCGCAAATTGGCGCGGTTACCATGGTGGTATTCCAGATAACGCTGATTTTACCAAGGCGAAACGCGTTGTTGCTGTTATCGAACATGTAGTAATAGATCGTCGCGTTGACGCCGCTGCCAGGAAGGTCCAGGTTGTAATTCTGCAAGACGTTGGACGAATCCGGCAACTGGATGGTCAGGAACGTATTGGTGACCACGAGAGGTGGTGGCGCGAGGAACATCTGCTGATTGTCGGCGACGACCGGTGCCAACAATTGTCCAAGCGGACTGTTCTCGGTGAGAATTTCAATGTTCTGGAATGGAAACGCGACGCGATTGAAATTCGGTTGACCGTCCGTTGGTGTTGATTGACCGATGAAGAGCCTGCCGGTATCATCAGTAAATCCCAATTCTCCATCGTCCAATGTTGGGTTCGAAGGAAGGTCGCTTTCGGGGCCTCGACGAAGTTGTATTTTGGAAATCTGAATTATCGACATCAATTACCACCATGTTGTGCGGTATTTATGACGACGGCCTCACATGAAAAACGTGCCTATCCATCCCATCAACAGCGCGCCGAGCGGTGCGGCGATAAGGCCACCGGCCTGTGCGTAAGGGTCGCGTTTATCTTCATTGTACTGTTGTAAGTGCAACATATTGATCAGAATCGACAAGCCGAAAGCGGTGATCATGGTGATGGGAGCGATGCCGAACGCCCGCACGATGTACCAGTCCCAAATCTTGGTGATGACCCACGCGTTCAGCAGGATCAAGGGAATTGTCAGCGTTACAGCGAACAGACACAGAAACGCGACTGTACCCTTGATCGCGACGGAACTATTAATTTTCATAGCGAAAATCCTTCAATTTGATGAACATGTCCAACCGGTCGAACCACTCGGATTTCTTGGCTTCGAATTCGTCACCTTCGACGATGAATTCCTTGAAGTTGAAGTCCCGATCCACCATGAAGATCACGCCCGTGCTGATGTTTGTGTTATACAGTTCGTTGAAGCAGACGGCGTACGCGACAACCTGCAAGAAGTAGTCGTTGATCATGTCCTTGGTGCGGAGTTTCTTGGCGGTCTTGAAATCCAGAATGGATTCAGCGCCGCGATGGATGCCGACGCCATCGCAGGTTCCGGCGTATAGTCCAGAACAGTGCAGATGAATTTCGTTGCCCCATACCTCGCTGGTGTTGACCAGACCATGTTCGATGACCTGATCCGCCATCTTCTCGGCGAGGATACGAACCGTGTTGTTGCCGCCTGGTCTTGGCGTGCCATGCATGTAATGTTCAAGATGCGTGTGCATCAGAGTGCCGAGACCGAGAGCCTCGGTCTTGATTCTGTCGGCTTCTTTATCGCCGACTCGTTTTCGCCATTCGACAAGCTCTTTTTTCTCACCCGCCGTGCGGTCCAGGATCGTGGTGACGGATGGTAATTTCCGTCCGGTATCGGGACACAGGTAGTGTCTCGCTCCGCTCGGGTAGGTGATCTTTTCTAATGTCTTGTATTCGAAACGGTCTAAAATGATCATCGTGCGATAATATCACGTAAGACTTGCTAAAATCAATTATTCTGGACTTGCTTCTTGGCCTGATTCTGCGCCATGTCATTGACTTGTTCAGCCTGCTTTTCCGCGTCATCTTCAGAGAATTCGTTGTTGTCAGCGTTGTTTGGGTTCGTTAGGTACACGCGGTCGCCTTCGATCCGATCAATTCCCTTGATCACATCGGGATCGAGCAGTTGCATGACCAGGCTTCGGTCGATCATGATCCCCAGATCGAAATTTCTCAACCCATCAATGATCGTATTGACCGTGATGAACGGGACATTCTGAGCCAAAAACGGCGTGATGACATCCAAGGCATCCTGCCGCATTTGGTTCATTACTTCTCCACCAGTCTCGTCAAAAAGTTCGAATATCAGCATTTACTGTTGACGCTGCTGAAACTGAGGTCTTCTTTGCACGTTGTTCGTCGGTGCCATCCTGGTTTGCGAGGATGCTGGAACATTGGCACCCTGTTCACTCTCCGATGGCGGCACCATGGTAGCGCCTCCGGTCGGTGGGGGTGCCGTGTTCCTCGCGTTGGGGGACTGATTATTCGCCATCTGCGTCTGCTGTCTGGCGCGCATGTCGGCTGGCGTCATGGCAGACCTGGTCGATGGATTCATGTTCTGACCCCCAACCGGAGCCGTTGATTGCACGCTTGGACCGGCACCCGTTGGTTGTCCGGTTTGTTGTGGGTTCGCGCCATCCCGTTCCGGTGTCCAGGTTGTTCCAGTACCAATCGGGAATAACGAAGAATTGTTGACCTCCTGGTCATCCTCGCTTACTTCTTCCTTCTTTAGCCAGGGTTTTTCCCACTTTTTTTTAGCGGGAGCCTCTTTGGCGTCAGCGGTTTCAGTAACGGCTTTTTTCTTGCCGGTCCCGTTGCATTTCACGCACTTCTTTTCCCTACCAAAATTGGAATTTGGAAAGACCTTGCCAGTGCCATGACATTGAGAGCAATCTTCTTCTTCCGCTTCCTCCACGGGTTCTTTATCGTCCTCTGCATCGGCATCTTTTTTGTTGTGGCCCTTCTTGAACGGGACAAACCCTGCTTCCCTGACCGCGACCGCGCCATATCTGTCACGATCCTTGGCGGCTTCCCGCACGATTGTCACGATATCCTCAATGTCGATGGCATAAGTGCGTGCCGTGCGAATCGCGGCGGTTTGCGCGTCGCGCGTCTCCGCGAGATGCGTCCGGAACAACCTGAAGATCAGACCGTCAGGATCAGCGGAGTTTTTCAGTTGCTTGATGGCGCTTTCGATCATGCCTTCATGCTTGAAGGAAATCAGGTGTGCGAGCTTGCGTAATTCATTAACGATCTTCGCCACGGCTGGACCTTTGGTATCCCAGAGTCCGGCTCCTTGAAGCGTCGTGTTCAATTTCGTTTCCGCGTCCGCCCAATGCGCCGGTTCGCTGGCGAACCCCGCGAAATGGCTCAGGGTATTCGCCAGAGCCGTGCGTTCTTCACCGCTCAGTGCTTCACTATCAATCATGTTTTCGATTTTGGTCGCCAGTTTTCCGGATGGTCCATGAAAAATCGCGAGGTTGTGCAGATTGGGAGCGAAATTGATGCTCTTGTGCGGGTGCTTGTCGATGGCCGGAGGACCACCACCTGGACGACCTGACTTCATGCCATCCGTACTGAGGAAATCCTCTTCCACCTTTTTCTCGGAGATTTTCTTGCCGCGTGGCTTGGCGCTTTCCTTGCGTGCGCGACCCGCGAAGCCGCCGCCCATGGCACCCATCTCATCCGGTGCTTCATCTTCGGGACCAGTTGGGACTTCCGGCAGACCACCAGAAGCTGGAGGTACAGGCGAGCCCGGTGGCGCGTCCATGCCGGTGCCACCGTCATCGACGGTGTTCATGTTATCAACATCGTCCATCGAATCCATGCCAACGTCGGACATGTCGCCTCCTTCGACGCCTTTCTTCATGCGCAGAATTTCCTGATCGAGGGCTGACTTGGCTCCCTGGACGGCGGTGATCAGATTACGCACCTGTTCGGTCGCGGCGTTGTTGAACTGATCCGCCACGGCGGGACCGAACGCGGTGACGAGAGAATCATACAACGGCATGATTTCTTTCGCTTCCATCGTTGACAGGTCCTCGGCCATTTTTTGCAGTGTATCAACGATACCCTGTGCCGCCAGAACCACCTCCGATTTTTGCATCACGTCTTCGATAAGATAAGCGATACCTTCACGGACGGGTTGCTTCACAGCCTTCTGAGGACGCTTGCCTTCGTTGGTTTTTTGTTTCATTATGTCTTCCTTATTGTGCCATTGAATGTCTCTGTGGGTTTCGTTTCCCTCATGAACGATGCAAGTGCTAACGAGCTTCGCATCAGGCTTCGCGATGAAAGCCGCTCGCGCCGCTTCCTTCCGTGTTGAATACGATTCGGTGATATGTAGTTTCTTTCCGCCCTTCGCTGATACGCGGGCAATATAATCAGCCATGTTTAAGTCCTTTGTTTTTCGTTCGGCGCGGCCATGGATCAATTTCTCGCAACATCAGGGCCGCTGCCTCGCTGATTAAAACCGCTTTGGTATAATCATCGCATTTCAACACTCCGGCTGGTCCATGTTCCCAAAGCAACATCTTGCGTTTGGTCATGTAGTGTTCGCGGACGGTCGTCAGATGTTCGATTGAGCCGGTCGGGACCCGTACATCAAATCGCCGCTCGATGAGATCGAGAAGAGAAAATGCCTTGGTCGCCGATTGGCGATAATTCATGCTGTATGCCTCAGAAGTGTATATTCCACTTATTTATGCCGGTGCCCCAAATGGATAGAAAATGAGCGGGGATGCGATTTTTTTCCCGATATTCTCTTGACAAATCTCAGAACTGAGCTACGTTCGGACTTGTCGAGAGGCCGAGGCCCATCAAGGGCTTTGACAAATGTTCGTGGACGGATCGACGATGTGATCGTGTTCAAGCATACGTTTCGACATGTTCCGCCTCTGGCGGTGAAAGGAGACGGTCGCGAAAACGCTTTTTGATTCGGGCAATCGGTTCTGAAACGGAGCCGATTGCCTTTTCAATTTCTGGAAGGAACCCAAGTGGCGCTATCTCCCGTCGTTAATCCGCCAATCTTCCCCATCGTGAACCTCAATGGGACAAGCGCGGAAAGCCTGATCGAAGATACCTTGAGGGCGATTCGCGCGCTTAGGCTCGCGCTGACCAAAATGGGAGAGGCTCATCCTCATGGCCGGGATTATCAGGTGCACGGAGGAGCCATGCTTCTCGCGTCGGCGATCCAGGACCATGAGAGTCGGTTGAAACGCGTCCAGTCGGTGATCGACGAATTGACGGCCATCGCCGAGGATGTTGACCGGCAGCGCATGGAACGAGAACGGAAATAAATGAAGACGTTCCTCGCGATCATGTTGTGCGCCCTATCGGCGTCTGCCCTACCAGCATCAGGGAAGACGCCGATTTGCTGCGAGCCGCAACCAAAGAATATCTGCCTTCCCGTGTTCGTCCATTACTGGGATGCGCCACCGAAGGGCTGGGAAATGTGCAATGGCACGTCATTCCAATCCAGCGGCTTCGTGAAGCCCATGAAACGGGTCACCGACGACGCTGAGACGCTGATATATTGTGATAAATTTCGCGAGATGCTCTGCAAGCTCCGTTAGAGCCGTTCGGAGAGCCTGAAGACCTGATCCCGGCACAGAATGGCCTTGCGCTTGGCAGCGCCATAGCGATCCTCGTAGATCGGCCTGCGCGGGCTGCCTGGCGATTTGGCGAGGTGATGACGATACACCACCATGTCATTGATCGAGGCGGCGTACTCCTGCTCGTATCGGAGCATCTCCAGCAAGTCTTTCGAGTTGATACAGCCATCCTCGTTGAGATGGCGTACCACGCCAATCGCAGCCTCGTAGAGCATCAGATCGGAGGCGATCCTGTCGCGCGACTCCGTGTGAATCACGTCATAGAGACTACGCTTACCGTTTTTCTTGACGACGATTTCCCAATTGCCGTAGGAGGCTCCGGTGTCCGTGAGTTCCATGTTCAGCGAATCCCTGATATCGCGATCTGACGGGGCTTCGTCTATGATGATGCCAGCCACTGAATGAAATCTTTCCAGGATGGTTCTCATCTCGGCGATCTTCGGGTCGCCCGATGGCATGGAGAGTGCCGCGTTCGAGCCTGTTTGTGGAGCACTCGACGCGGCAAAATCACCCCCGGTGCCATTCAGCATCGCCATGTATTTTAGCATTTGATCCGTTTCACTGCGATCAACCATCTCTACCTCTCCAAATGTCTTTAGCTGAACTGTCTTTGTAAATTATCCCGCCATCATCTTTCCGCGTCTGATGAAGCACACCGCGACCGACCATGAGACGCGCGACCTCCGCGTCACGCTCATCAAGATCGTCGATCTCAAATGGCGCTTTGTTCAACAGTTCCTGTTCCTCGCCGGAGACAGGAAGTCTGAGCCCAGAAGCGATTTCATGATATCTCATGTGGCTGACTCATGTCCATCATCAGTTGAGTCGTCAGTTGAGTCGTCATCTGGAGGCAAATTTCGCTGATTTTCATTCATCTTGAGCTTCTTAAGTCGTCCCCTGATTCTGAAACGTTTATAGTTTTTGTGAAAATTGCTCTTCACGTTGTTGTAATGTTTCTTTATTTCGTCATCATCGGCTTCCAGTAGCACGAAGCCATCTTCCGTCTCTTCAACGATGCGCGTATGCAACAATGAAAACAGGGTGTTTTCCGCGAGCGGGCGCGTCGTCTGCAAACGATCCTGCGTCCAATCTATCGCTTCGTTTATGCTGATGCCAATGGTCTTCATAGTTTTCTCGGGCGACCCGCTGGCATGGAGGAGACGATGCACTCATTCATCTTGGCTTGAATATCCACGATACGTTGGCGAATGGATTTCAGATCAGACAATCTCACATTGGGTAGCGCGTGATCTAGCGCGTCGAGCGCGGACATCGCGGCCTGCGCGGAATGACTTTGAACTTCAAACGGAGGGGCGGGTTCTTCCTGATTTATAGCCGGTTCCTGCACGACCTGTCCACCGATCCCGGCCAACTGTTGCATGCGTTGAATATCCGGAATGCCAACCATCCCCATCACTCCCATTTCCTTTAACATGAACACCTCATCCTGATCGACCATCTTTGGTTTTCCTTCAATTTTAACTCCGATTGTATCCCCAGGAGCGTTGGGCTGAAAAACGGTGGCGCTTACGAAATCATCCTCACCGGTATCTTCATTGGTGGTTTTGATCGCCACGTCATCGCCGATGGCGAACTCATGATCCTTGGGTGGTCTGATCGGTTTCTTTTTGATTGATTGCCTTTTCTTCTCATCGTGGTCGATGTCTTTTCCCTTGAACAAGGAACTGACGTGGCTGTGATCGAAGGACTTGACGATGGCGTCAGCCGCCTCCTTATCTTGGTTCGCGACCGCGTCGGTGAGCGCCAGCAGCGAGTCATTGTCGAGAATGTCCAATAGCTCTTCAACGGCGTCCGCGTGCAATCCAAGCAGGGATTGCATGCCATCCATGAAGCCAGAATCATCGGTGTCAGCTTCCATTAGTCGCGTCCTTACCATCGACGCGTTCAAGCGGCTGACCCGTGGCGATCATGCGTTTAACTTCTCGACGTGAAATATTGTCGCCGCGTTTCTGCCATACGGTCTTTGTCATCGATACCCCGGTTTCGAAGATTTCTTCGGCCACCATCGTGAAAACCTCATCATAATATGAGATATTTAGTCAATACCACATCAGAACAAAAAAAGAGCCTACGGGTTACCCCGTGGGCTCTTTTCCTTTTTAGTCTACGTCTAAACCGATTAGGTCAGGACGGAGGTGAGGGTCGCTGTGTTGCCAGCGGCGGCTGTCAGCGTGATCGAACCGGTTGCGGACGAAGATGCCGCGACCGTGTAGGTTCCGACGCCGCCCGTTCCTGTCAGGAACGCGGTGACATAGGAAGATGATGTCACGCCCGAACCGGTCATCGAGGAACCAAGACCAATGGAACCGCTTGTGACGGCTGTAATAGTCATGGTCGTGGAGGTGATGGACCCGGTGAAGACTCCGCCGTTGAAGCCATAGTTGATGCCGTCCGCAGCGATCTTCGCCGCGAGTGCTGTCCCAAGCGCCTGCGGGACCGCGAGGTCGACCGCGCCCCATCCCGGATAATGCTCGCTCATCACGAAGATGCCAAACGGTGACGATGTCCCCGTGGTATCGCCCATGATCACCGGCTGGCCACGCTCGGAGATGACCTGAATCAGCTTGTTGAGTTGCGATTGAGACAGCGCGGTGCCGCCACTATCGGCCAATGAACGGATGTCCAGGTTGGTGGCGATGGTGATGAATTCCTGATGCGACCCAATTGTTTCGACCGCGTTTGTAACGTTATCGGAGACCGCCTGATTGGCGACGCCGAACAAATAATCTGCCATGTTAAAAAATCCTTTCGGAAAATATGTTGTTACGTATATTTAGCGAATTGGATCAAAAAGGCGCGTAATTGGCATCGCGGCTTGACATCGCCACAAAAAGTGCCTACCGCATGATTAAGAAGTTCGCGATTTGAAAGGACGGAATGATGCGGTATCCGTTTTTGGTGGCCAGACATGTCTGTGAGGGCTCGGTCTATGAATGCATCTCGCACGGACACGGCTATTATGACCATCGCATGTATTATGAGCATCGCATCGACGACAAGCGTGTTGTCGTGCGTGGTCAGGAGAACGGGTTGTCGTTCTCCGGTTTTCCGTTCGTCCCGAACCAAAACAGCGACTGGTCGCCATGGCAGGTATCGGAACTGATCAAACACGACATACTGGTGGAGACCGATCAGCCGTTCGTGTTACCGTCCGCTCCGATCTCGCTGGCGGAGCCACCGTCCTTTATCTTCGTGCACGCGGACTTCATGAAGACGGAAGGCTTTATGGACCGGCTGGACACGCTCTTCAAAGGCCCATCGGGGTACAAGTTTTCAACGTTCAATGAGCATGCCACCATGGCGCATCTCATGCATCGTGTCGGCATCTTTAGCTCCATCGGTGATGCTCGCAGAAATGGCTGGAACAAACCGATCCCGTCCGGCTACACTGAACATACTGTCACCAAACGTCGAATCTCGGTGGACATTCTCAATATTTACGATGGATGGGATGATCCTATCGAGGAGGATTGAAATGGAAACAGTGAAATTAGCTGGCCCTGTCGTATCCATCGAGAACATGGACCTGGTGCGGCATGTCGACGCGAGAGGCTTGGGTGAAACGGAAGCCTACCTGTTCACCCATGAAATTCTGTGGGTGCGCTGCGTGATTCCCACGGTATCATTCTGGCACGGAGCGGAGAAAGTCAGGGACGGGGTTACCTATCGCGATGTCCGTGGTTTCATGAATTCGGTGACCGAAGCGGTCAAAACAGCCGAAACCTGTTGCAAGACTTATGATGTGAGCATGCAGAGCACCATGCGTATCCCGATCAACGTGATCGTCGAAGATGTCGCCGTGCTGCGCCAGAAATATGACGAAAAACGTGATATAATCTTCGGACTCTATGAATATCCCGCCATTCCTCCGGGGTGGCGGATTCATCCCACGACCGCGCCACTGTCAACACCACGACCGGTGTTCGAGTCGACCATCTGGACATCCACGGTGGCTTGCGCAGTCAACACACTGTGCGTCGAGAAATTCAAGGAACGTTGGAACACTCCATCCCTGATCGAGCAACGATGATGTCAAGCATGCACGTGTTTCAATCTTGCTAATGCTGTATCAGCGTATTTTTGATCAATCTCGATCCCGATGCCCTTCCATCCCAGTTTGGCGGCTGCGACAAGGGTCGTGCCCGTCCCAACGAAAGGATCAAGTACCACGCCACTCTGAATCCCGCTCAATTTAATACAAAATTCAGCAAGGCCAACCGGAAACCCTGCTGGGTGATCAAATTTCTCCTGCTTCGATTGAACCGTATCATACGGGATGAATCGGACGTTCCCGGCGCATCGTTTATCTTGGGCGTGTCCGCGCCGAGAAATATTGCTTTTGTCTTTGAATGGCACGCCGACAGCCAAGCGGTCGATTGTAACTTCGCCGGTTAACGTGAAGTGAAAGATCGTTTCATGATTATGATTGAGAAAGCGTTTGCTGTTGATCGGCTTGAAATGACCAACCGTATCGTCTCCGATGCTGATCGATTTTACCCATATGATACGATTTTGCAACACCATTATGTTGCGTAGCGATTGTGCCACATCAATCTCCATCCATGGATCAATGTTCGTGGAGCCCATGTTCAGGAAATATGAGCCATCTGGTCTGAGGATACGGGCTATCTCAATGCTGATATCTCGAAGCCATGCGATGTAGGCATCCCTCGGCTTCTTGTCGTTGTAAACGTGGTATTTTATACCAATATTGTAAGGAGGACTGTAAACTACGGCATCCACAGAACAAGCAGCCATTGTTCTCATGTAACTGAGACAATCTGCCACTATTATCTCTTGGTCCCCTATAACACTCATACATGCTTCCAAGTAATATTCAATACTATTTTTCGAATCGCACCGCCGCCTACGCCATATTCGAGACCTAACCGACGTAGGCTCTTTCCGGTTCCATTTTTATGTCGTTCGCGAATCTCTTTTACCTGTAATTCCGTCAACTTGGACTGTTGAGATGACTCAACGACCACAAGCAATCCATGTCCTCTGGCATCTTGACTGTTAGATGATGGAGTATCGTATCTTAGATTGTCCACGGCGTTGTGGTAGCCGACACCGTCATTGTGACAAATTTCAGTACCATCGGGCTTTTCGCCTAAAAACTCTCCAGCGACTAAAACGTGCACCTCTCGATGTACAATCACATGCTCCTTCGATAGATTCACGGAACGATAATTTCTGTTATATCCAGATTTTTCAGGCTTAAGCATTCGACCTCTTAACTGAATTCGTCGGCCATTTTTGTCCAATACTGTTCTGTTAACAGATCGAATGTTTCCGAGGCTTGATACCTCATAGTAGCCTTCATAGCCAACGATCAATTTCCATACTTCATCATTCATTTTGCTATTGTATCATACTTACGACCTCCCTTAGAAGGGAGTTCATCTGTGCAAAATGACCGGCTTTTTCTTCTTCTTCGGATAGACTGACCGCCAAGAGTCTGTTGGATCAAACCCCGCTCCCAGGCCACCGACCACGGTGGCGACGCTCGCAGAACTGGTACCACCAGATGAGGCGCTCTCATCAATTTTGATGAGTTGCTTGAGTTGCGGCAAAATTTCACTGTTCGATGGCGCGCGGGCGTGGATCATCTGAACCAGTTTCGTCAGGACATCCTGTTGCTCGGTCTGATCCGCGCTCTCCCATTCTGACACGATCCGACGCATTGACTTCATCGAAGAATCCGTGATGTGAAACATGGCGTCCAGTCGGGCGAACAAATTATGTGTCTTGCCATCGGAATGGCGCAGCCATGTCCGGATGATGCCGGGATTTATGTGAACATCACCGCTCGCCTTCACATCTTCGTTGTCGGGGTCGGCGCTGAGCGCATGCAGAAACACATAAAGGTCGTTGCCGGTTGACCGCCATTGAAAGAAATCGTTTGGCTCCCCCGCTTTCTGGCAGTAATTCGTGGCCCATTTCTGGTTTTTGTCGCTGGTCAGCAGGATACGCAGACCAAGGAAGTAAAGGTAGGCCAGTTGCGAGAGTTTCGTGAGGTCCCAGTTTTTCAGCGAGGTTCGCGACGCGATCAGATGGCTTTCGCTAAGATCATTGATGAAGGAGAACATTTAGTTGCTATGTTCCAGTGCTTTCAATAGCCCAACAACCGTTGCTCCCCTCAATTCTGGTAGCTGATTCAGAAGTTCTTCCAATGAAGTTGAGCCATTGCTCAAAGCGTCATCGATACGACCTTTATCAACTGGAGACAAATTGGCGTTGGTTCGTCTCAACCCGGCTACGGATACCTGTGCGCTCAATATCTGAGAAACGTTGATAGGTGCGGATTGCTGGCGCTGTTGCTGACCATTAGCGGCCTGATTTGGCTGCGCCTGACCTGTTGGGGTTCCTTGCGTTTGCTGTGTCTGACTTATCTGTGCCTGACCTGTCGGGTTCGCTTGTGTCTGACTGCCCGGTGTCGGGATTTGCTGACCCGGCTGTTGCGAATCACGATGATTCATCTGAGCGATTGCGAGTTGCTTCAACACCATGTCGATTGCTGATCTTGGCAGGGCGTCTTCGATGAGATTGCCTTTGACATGGGTGCTTTCCACTGGCGCGGTTGGCGTGTAACGCTGCGGGTATTGGTTCGAGGATGGCAGAGACCGTCCCCGCGCCTTCGCGGGTGGGGGGTTCATTCGTTCTCGGGGGGTCGGCGGAATGTCCATGGGCGGAGGATTGGCTGTGCTCGTGGCATTTCTCTGCTTGGCGAGCCAATCTGGAACCTCCGGATTAGCAGGGGCGACAGGCACGGGCTTTGCCCTTGATGCCCGTGCTTTTGGAGCCGCAGCGACAGGGGCGGCAGCCGGAGTTGATGCCGGTGTGGCAGCAGCAGCCGGAGCCGCGTTGCTCGCCGCAGGAGCGCTTATGGCCGGTGTGGCAGTACTGGCGACCGCAGCCGGTGCGGCGGGTGCAGGGATTTGTTGTGGTGGTGCCTGGGTCGTCTGTTGGGAGACTCGTTGGATCGCTGGCTCGACCTGTTGCAGAGCATAATCACCATATGTCTGCTTGATGAACCGGCGCAGATCATCGGCGTTGCCTTCAACCTTTTCGCCACCATAGCGTTGTCGCGTGATCCAGTTCACCCAGGTTTTCATGTTCTGATCGGCGGCGACCCGCAGGCCGAGGCGTTCTTTTGCGCCACCAAAATCTCCAAGAGCGGCATCTCGTTTCTTGGCGAGACCACTCTTGATGCTGGTGCCAAGCGTGTTAAATGCGCCTTTTTCTGAAATTTCATTTTTCATCGGATTTGCTCTTTACTGTCTCGCGCAACTGACGTAGACGCCTTGTGAATTTCTCCTGATCTTCGCTCGCTATGGCCCTGACCAGTCGTTTCGACAGATCATTCGCCGTTTCATCGTCGAACGATTCCCTTATCAGACGAATCAAATTCACCGCGCTCGCTATGACCTGTTGGCCACGACTTTCTATGAACAGTTCCTTGTCCTTGGTCGGCGCATAATCAAGCAGTTCATCTATAATTCCGCGAAGTTTCGTGTCCAAAAGTCATTCTCCCTGTTGCTGAACGCAACGGTCAAGAACGGTTTCGATCATATCGGCGGCGCGCTGCATTCCCATTTCGATACCTAAACCGAGTTCTCCTTCAGACGACTCCATGAAGGCACGTAACTTGAAGACGACATCGCTGATTTCTTCTCTCAGACGCACATCATATTGAGGGGTCTGATAGGTTGCTTTCTCAATTGCTATCTCTGAGTGGTCATGTTCAGTTTGTAGTAAACCCTCTGTGACCATAATATATTCCCTCATAGTTAGTAACGAGTCATCCATCATGTTTTCTCGGTTGCTCATATTCTGATATTTATACACTTTGTAATAGACGTTGTCGGTTCCATGTTACCACTTCGAAGCATTGGCTGAATATCACGATTTTTATAAATATCAGCATGCCATCAATTAATCAGATTATTATCATTCCAGGAACCGGACAAGTCATACCAGGCGGCGGTTCAACGAGTATTGCGCCAGCACCAGGTGGCACATCGACTGAAATAATCAGTTCCAATCCGACAGGACCCACTGGATCGACGGGGTCCACCGGCCCGACCGGACCCAGAGGTCCCGCAGGTTCGGCGTCAGCGACCGGAGCGACGGGTTACACCGGACCCACCGGCTACACCGGACCCACCGGGCCTCAAGGACCCGTCTCCACGATCACTGGCCCGATTGGACCCACCGGATACACCGGACCAGCCTCGTATGTGCCAGGGCCGACCGGCCCGATTGGACCCACCGGATACACCGGACCCGCCTCGCTCGTGCCAGGGCCAACCGGCCCAACAGGTGCCGTGGGCGTCACCGGTCCTCAGGGCATACCGGGAAATGCTTTCGCGACCGGAGCGACCGGAGCGACAGGAGCGACCGGAGCGACAGGAGCGACCTCAACCGTTACGGGACCGACAGGACCAACCGGGCCGATAGGCTTGACCGGCCCGCTCGGAGCCTATGGCAGCACACCAACCGTCACTTCCGTGACGGTTTCATCTTCCACACAAACCCTGCCGATGACGGCGGGAAAGTACAGTATCACATTGAACCATTCCACGACATTCACACTGAGTGCCGGAAACAATGGTCAAATAGCCCTGCTTGAATTCATTCAGGGAACGGGAGGCAACTTCACGGTTTCATTTGATGGTAGCGTGCAATTCGGCGACACGGTCATCGAATTCGTCGCGTCGACATCGGCTGGTCTGATCGATTACGCATTGTTTCAGTACTGCACTAATATCACCAAGTGGTGCTTGTTAGCAACGTCATACGGTTTCTGATCGCATGATGATCATTGTCAGACCAACAGTGGTAATTCTTAGGCAGCCGCTGTCATGATGTTCGGCGGTCAACCCCTAAGTTCTTCCACGGTCGGCGGTTATCCAACCGGCTTTGGCGTGATCATCGAGACCAAGGCGAGTAAGATCGCGCTGGTCTCGAACGTCGACTGGAACGGCAACACTAGCACCAGTACCACCAGCACCTCGATAAACACCACGGGCGCGACCTTGCTGGTGATGTCAATTGGCCAGTACATCGCAATCAATGAAACCGCTCCAGTTCCATCTGACTCTTATGGCAACACCTGGACGTTGGCGGTCAGATACGCCAACCCGCCGAATGGTGCCAGTCAAAATCAGGCGGAGTACTTATTCTATGTCGCCAACCCAACGGTTGGCACCGGTCATACCTTCACATGCGCGATGAACCAAGGATATGGTAGTCAACAGGTCGCCGCGTTCAGTGGCGTCGCCACCACATCTCCACTCGATCAGACGAGCGGTGTTTATTCAGGCACTACCGGTAGCGGAACCCTTCAGCCGGGATCGCTGACGCCATCACAGAACGACTGCCTGATCATCACCAATGAGGGCAACTTCTCTGGTGGTACTGGTGCCACCGCCTCGGTGAATATTGGCTTCATCATCACCAATCAGGACTTATCGACCTACGGCAGTTTCTGTGGTTCGGCGCTTGCGTATCTCGTGCAATCCTCCGCCATCGCGACCAACCCGATGTGGACGCTCAGCACCACGGCGAACCAGTACGATTTCATCGCCAATATGGCGGTTTTCAAGCCTGGCACGACATCAACTGATACTGATAGCGTCAACTACTCCTATGTGAAGGGCGCGGCCATCACGGAATCTGGATCGGCCAGCGATACGCCAAATGTCACCACGTCAACCTGGGCTGGAACCATCACGGTATCTGGATCGGCCAGCGATGCGGCTAATTTCACGACCTCGACCTATGTCGGGGCCATCACCGAAAGTGGAACGGCCAGCGACGCGGTCAATGCGAGCGGAACCTGGGCTACTACCGTCACGGAAAGTGGATCGGCCATCGATACGGTCAATGAAACAACTTCAACATATGTTGGAGCCATCGCCGAAACTGGTTCGGCCAGTGCCACGGTCAATGAAACGACATCAATTTATGTCGGAGTCATCACCGAATCTGGTTCAGCCACTGACGCGTCAAATTTCGCGCCCTCGACCTGGGCTGGCATCATCGCCGAAAGTGGCTCGTCCAATGACGCGGACAATGTCACGACATCGACCTGGGCTGGCACCATCACCGAAAGTGGCTCAGCCAGCGATAGCAGCAATTCATCAGACGCGAACTATCAAAACATCGCGGAATCCGGTTCGGCCAGTGACGCGGTTAATTTCACGATTTCGACCTATGTTGGCGCGGTCAGCGAAAGTGGCTCAGCGAGCGACGCTGTCAGTGATGTTGACTCCAGCGTGGAGACCATAACTGAATCAGGTTCAGCAAGCGATACGGTCGGTGTTGTCGATGTCAGCCTGGAGACCATAACTGAATCTGGCTCAGCATCTGATGTCGTCAATGAAACCAATTCGACCTATGTTGGAGCGATCACCGAAAGCGGATCAGCGAGTGACGCGGTCAATTTCGCTTCTTCAACCTACGTTGGCGCGATCACCGAATCTGGTTCCGCCAGCGATTCGATCAGTATAAGCAATTCCAGCTATAATGGCTTCATCGTAGAAGCCGGTTCAGCCAGTGATGCGGTAAATTTCACCACGTCAACCTATGTCGGGATAATTTCTGAAACAGGCGCGGCGGCTGATACTGTCACCGAAGCAGCATCGACCTTCTTGTCTGTTATTTCGGAGACCGGCTCCGCGAGCGATACCGCGAGCGAAACGGCATCGACCTTCTTGTCTGTTATTTCGGAGACCGGCTCCGCGAGCGATACGATCAGCGCCGTCGATACGACAATCCAGATCATCGTGGAATCTGGTTCAGCGGCGGACGCTGACAATTTCAGCGCTTCAACCTATGTTGGAGCGATCACCGAAAGCGGATCGGTGAGTGATACAGCCAACTTCGCGAATTCAACCTATGTTGGTGCCATCGCGGAATCTGGTTCCGCAAGCGATACGGTAAGCGATGTCGATTCCAGTCAGGAGACCATCACCGAATCCGGTTCAGCAAGCGATACAATGAATGAAACGGCTTCCATCTATGTGGGTGCCATTTCTGAAACAGGATCAACATCGGACTCTGCCGATTTCGCGAATTCAACCTATGTTGGTGCCATCGCGGAATCTGGTTTCGCGAGCGATACGGTAAGCGATGTCGATTCCAGTCAGGAGACCATCACCGAGGCCGGGTCCGCGTCGGATGTCGTGAACGAGACCAATTCGGTTTATGGCGCGGCGATAAGCGAGACCGGATCGGCCAGCGATGCAGTCAATGGCGCTGATACGAATGCTCAGGTCATCACCGAATCCGGGTCGGCATCGGATGCGGTCAATTTCAACACCTCAACCTATGTTGGAGCCAACCCTGAAACCGGATCGGCCAGTGATTCCGTCAACGAAACAGCTTCCACCTATATGGGTGCCATTTCTGAAACCGGTTCCACGAGTGATTCCATCAACGAAATAACTTCGATCTATGTCGGTGCCCTCACCGAAGCTGGTTCCGCGAACGACACGGTCAGTAATGTGGATTACAGCCAGGAGACAATCGCTGAGACCGGTTCCTCATCGGATGCCGTCAATTTCACCACCTCAACGTACGTTGGTATAACATCAGAATCCGGCTCCGCGAGTGACGCGGTCAATTTCATCGCATCGACGTATGTTGGAGCGATCAGCGAGATTGGTTCGGCGAGCGATGCGATCAGCGCGGGAGATGTCAACACACAGGCCATCGTAGAAAATGGTTCTACGAGTGACAATGTTGATTCAAACGTCAACCTGGTGGTCGTTGCGGAATTTGGTTTCGCATCGGATACAACAGATAATTTCACTGAAGTCGTGGCAGAAACCGGATCAGCAACGGATTCGATGAATTTCACCGTTTCAATTTATGTTGGAGCAAATTCAGAGTCTGGCTCGTCTAGTGATGCGGTCAATTTCATCGCATCGACGTATGTTGGAGCGATCAGCGAGATTGGTTCGGCGAGCGATACCATCAGCGCCGTGAATTTCAGCATCGAAGGAATATCCGAACAAGGCGGCGCGAACGCGACCGACACCGTCAATGAGACGAATTCGACCTATGTTAGTGCCGTGGCCGAAGTCGGTTCGGCATCCGACGCGGTGGGCGAAACATCATCGGTCTATGGGGGCGCGATAACCGAGTCCGGTTCAGCGTCGGATTCGGCGAACGAATTTGATTCGGTTTATTCCGAAGTCGTGACAGAAACCGGTTCGGCATCCGACTCCGTAATTACGATATCATCGGTCTATACCGGAATAGCACAAGAAGTTGGATCAGCGAATGACACCGTAAGCGAAACAGCTTCGACCTTCGTTGGCATGATTATCGAGACTGGCTCAGCTAAGGATACCATCAGCGTCATCGACGTGAGTGAAGAAGCCATTGTCGAATCTGGTTCGGCGTCTGATTCCGTAAACGAAACGACCTCGTCCTATGTTGCTGTCATCACCGAAGCTGGTTCCGCGAGCGACGCGGTCAGCGATATCGATTCGAGTCAGGAGACGATCACCGAGTCGGGTTCCGCGAATGACACGGTGAATTTCGCTGCTTCAACTTATGTCGGGATGATCATTGAAGCCGGTGTGGCGAGCGATACGGTCAGTGATGTCGATTCGAGTCAGGAGACGATTACCGAGTCGGGTTCCGCGAGCGATGGCGTCAATTTCATCGCGTCGACTTATGTGGGTGTCATCACTGAAAGCGGATCGGCCAGTGTTTCTGTCAACGAAACAGCTTCAACCTATGTTGCTGCCATCACCGAAATGGGCACCGCGAGTGATACGGTCAGCGATGTCGATTTCAGCCAGGAGGCGATCACGGAAAGTGGCGCGGCCTCTGACGCCGTGGACGGCAACGACATCATTTACAAGGCCACCTTTGAATTCGCATCATTGGCCAACGATGACGTGGACGCGCCTGGCTCGATCTATAACTCCGTCATCACCGAAAGCGGTTCAGCGGTCGATGCTCCTGATACCTTTGATTTTGGCTATGTGTTCAACATCGAGACCGGTGCGGCCAGCGATACAGTCGAGGTCACGATCTCAACTTATCTCGGTGGGGCGGCGGAGACTGGCTCGACATCCGACACGAGCGATGCCACGCCATCGGGCTTTCATGCTACCGTGTCGGAAAACGGCGCGGCGACCGACACGGTCAGTGAGGCGGCATCAAGATTTGTCGCCTCCATCATCGAAACCGGTGCGTCATCCGACCTCGTGAGCATTGTCGCCTCGGAATTCATCGCCTCTATCATCGAGACCGGAAGTTCGATTGACATCGCACGATCCTACACCAAGGATGATCAGACCAGATTGTTCTTCTTCCTGGCACCTTAATCCAGACACTTTGGTTGCCGACCAGCCGCGATCAAACCCGCGTTGATCCAGGCTTCGCGACCGGCACTGGTCACTTTCACGAGAATACCACCCTGATGTTTTCCGCCTTGAAGGCGATTACCTTTCCGGCGATATTTCTCTCTTTCTCGTGCCCCGCCATAATCGATGTCCTCGATTGAGACCAGTCCAACCAATTCCAACTGACGGGCGGTTTCAGCCGTGGAATCACCGCGAACTGGCTGACCCATTTTCTTATGATAAGCCTTGCCGAGTATCTCAGCCTCTTTGGCTGAGAACGTATGGATGATCGGTTTCCTGTTCATCATCTGATAGTTCCCTAAAGATCAGATAGTCTGACGGAACGGCCTGCGACATCCATACGCCATTTTCACTGCGAAAAAAAGACAACCCCCCCAGGGCATACATCTCCCATGCACGCACGATGAGAACAACCGGTTCACCATGTCGTTTGCCAACCTTGATCGCGGTTTCTTCGGTTTCGGACAAATGTACATATTGTCTGTCCATCGGCAACAAGCCATCACGACGTATCATCCAAACGGTTTTCTTGGCGGTTCCATGAAACAGAAACTCAGGAGGCTCGATTTCAACGAGACCAAGTTCGACCGGCAGGCTGTGTCCCTGATTGGCGCGGATGTTGGCCATGTGCGGTGAGAACGAATAGCGTTGCTTTTCATCCTCGGCGACGATTTCCTGAAGGATGGTGTTTGTCATCCCAGCGAAATTATCCTGCAAGGCTCGCAGGACCGATTGAGAGTTCGCCCAACCCTCGGAATCGACGACAATTCCACCAACTTCCGGTTTGTGCCTGAGGATCAGGCAGAGAAATTTACTGGCCTTGATTTTCTGTTTGGGTGTCACGAGAAAAAAACCAGTCGAGCATTGTCTGATGGTGTGGAAAACATAAAGGTACTGACTCCGTGACTATTTTGGCGTCTAAGGTCTCATGGTCGAATTTGAACTGGAGTGGACGTGCCATGAACAAAGGTTTGCATAATCCGAAAACCAGCACACCACCATTATTGGCGGTTTTCACCCCGGATGGTGCCAGAGTGATGCCAAGTGGATCGACCCGAAGTCCCGCCTCCTCGAATATCTCACGGGCGATGCCTTGTTCCCAGGTTTCACCAATCTCCTTATAGCCTCCCGGCAGAGCCCATTCACCAATACAGGGTTTTATAGCACGTTGAATGACCAACAAACCACCATTGATTGGCACGAGACCGATGCCCACAGCCGGAGCGTTCAAATATGTTTCGCTCCCGCAATGATCACATTTTTTGGGATATCTGGTGGCCGTATGAGGACCTCCACAATAGGAACAGAACGCGTCTTTCATTCTAGTCTCACCAACTTTCATTCTTGTGTCACCTTCTCTTTTTCATCATCGAAGATCGAATCATCCGAATTATAGTGCCGAACAGTCTCCTGAAGATACCCGATGATCATCGCCGCCCGACGCGAGGTTGGCGCGGTCATGTCATTTTTGTCCTCAAGTTGCTGAATTAGGCCGTCATATGCAGCCACTTCCGTTCATCCTTTCACCGTCAACAGTGGTCGCAACCGAGCCACTGGCGAAGCTATACCAGCATTCGCCACGGTTTCAATCACCGGCAACACGGGTTTGTACTGACTCGGCGCTTCCTCCATCAAATCCCTGCGATATTCATCCGCGATGTCACGCCGAACTTTATTCAGATCGATTTTGGTCACCACCCGGATCAACTGCATCTCATCCGGCGACGCCTTGCGCGCCTCGCCACGCGCCATCAAACGACCCGCGCCATGCGGTGCCGAGCAAAGACTGGCGAGGCTGCCACGCCCGCGCAGGATGTAGCTGGCGTCCCCCATGGACCCCGGCACGATGACCGGATGGCCGTTCGGAAACACCGCGTCATCAGGATCGCAATCAGCCGGTGTGGCTCCCTTCCGATGCAGATGATGCTGGCCTTTGGACCAGACCAGGTTATGCGGCGCGTCATAGACCAGCCGTCCATGCACCGCGCGTCCCAAGGCGTCGGACAGGCATCGCAGGGTCACCGCGCCGATCATCAGACGATTGACAGTGGCGAAGTTCGCCGCCAGTCCCATCGCCGACAAATAGGCATCGCCATGCGCCGCCAAAGGCCCCACAGTCGGTAGCGGATGGTAGGCGTGCTTCGGCATCTTGAGCGATGTCGGATGCAGTTTACGCGCCAGTTGCACGAAATGATCACCAACCATGCTGCCCAGACCGACCGAGCCGGTATGCGCCATGACCGTGATCATGCCTTCGCGAATGCCCCATTCCTGACAGGTCGGTTTATCGAGGCATTCCTCGACGTACTGAATTTCATCAAAATGGTTGCCACCACCGATTGATCCGATGGCGGAATCTCGGCTGACACCCCCGCTCCCTTTCACATAGTCGGCGAACATCCACAAATCCTTGGTGGGCCAACTGCCGTATTGATGCGTATGGTCGAGTTCGTTGAACATCTGTGATTGATCGATATGGTTCCAGATGCCGACATTCAATGGTTTGAGACCGATGACGCCTTCGCGCAGCATTCCGAGACGGCCTGCCTCGCTGAACGGAATATCCCTGCCGCCTTCGAAAAAAGCATGTCTCAGGATATTTTCGAGATTGACGCAGCGCGCGAAATCCTCTCGCGTCATGTCGGTGGTGATGAGCCTCATGCCACAGGACACATCAGTTCCCACGCATTGCGGCAGCACGAGGCCGTCCGCATCGAGCACTGTGCCGATGGGTATGCCGGAGCCTTTATGGAAATCCGGCGTGAGCACGGCACGATTGATCGCGGCGTCATAATCACCAAAGAAGCGGAGGCGATTCAGGGCGGCGATGGTCGCCTTGATCTCGGAGATGGTGAGGGTTTCTTGGAGGGACGCACGATCCACCGGCACCTGTTCGTTGGCGAACAGGACGATCTCTAGGTCGGATAAGATGCGGATGCGGTTCTGGTCGAGGCGTTCCGTTTGTACGAAGTTAGACATGTTATTCTCTTATGTTTCGGGTCAGCAGCCGCGATAACACAAGGAACATCCGCTATTTAGAGATTCGAGAGGGATAAGTCAACGTTATTCATGATAACATCAATCGTGGTTGACTTTGCCGAATCCTGAGGGATAATGGCTTCACAATGACGGACATCATTCGATTGCTTGATCAACTTAAACCCTCGGACATCGACAACATGTCCGAGGAGGAATTGGATGCGATATTGGCTATACTTGGCATTGATGTCACCCCGACAATCGCTTATGCCAAGGGCACGGCGGGAGACGATAATCCATCATGACGTTCAGCCTGACAGCACCGTTCACGCGGGCCGAGGGCACGACGCATAGTGCCCCCTCGGTCCCCATCCAAATCTTGCGATACTCTGACAAGTCTCGGGTGGTTCTCTATGAAGGCGTTGCTTATCTCGTCACGGGACGCGCCTCCAGCGTTGTTAATAGCAGGCTGAATCTGGAAATTCCCCCTGCTGGATTGACCTGTCTTATTGAACTGACTGACAGGGACAAGACCCTCTATATCATGGAAACATTGGGAGAAACAACCGATCCGGCGGGCCATGATGTCATTCTCGGTAGGTCTTTCCTTGATCATTTTAGATTCGTTTACGCGGGACTGGCGCAAACCACGACACTGACGTACCATGATCCCGAAGCATGAGGTGGTGAAAACCGCCAGTAAAATCTTCACGCTCGTGTTTCTTGGTTCGCTGGTTCTTTGGCTGTGTGGCGACATCATGATGATCAATCCTTTCGTGTCGATTCTTGGCCTCGTCAGTTGCCCGTTCTTCCATGGCATAGGCAAAATGCTCGAAAAAGGACGCTAAATCATGGACATCTCGACGACGCCGGTTGAGGAATTGTCGTACACGGCTCTGCATGACGAATTGCTCGCCATGATGCTGTACTTGAATGAAGCAATCGAGGGTGGCGAGTCGGCCATCCTGGCGGTAAATCGCAGAAATCTACTATTGACAGAAGCAAAACATCGGGAAAAAATCCTGAAAGAAATCTTCAACGGGAAATTTAAGGAGGAGTCAAATGGCGTTTCATCCCCCACTGCGTAGTGTTGATGCTGTCAAATACTGGGTCATTTTCAGAGTGCATCCGCAAAAGGTAATCGCCAAGGAACGGACCTCTGATCCCAACAAAATAACAGAGGTCATCGAAGGTCCGTTGGAGGATGTTCGAGTCAGGTTGCGAGCGATGAGATTCATTTATCGAATCGTATGTGACGCCATCCCGGAAGCCGTCCATGAACGAATCATTGAGATATGGTACTAAAGCCAGACCTCGACGATGTTTGGATCATCGTTTGGGGATCGCTCCAATCTCTCCAGTCCCAGCGGCAGCATCTTTCGCACCTCATCCAGACTGTCCCGCACGATCCGATGTTCGGTCACCCTGTTCTCGGGCAACGTGAGATGCAGCGTGGCCACCCATTTTCCAGGGAAATCGGTCGTGTTCGGATTACAGACCACCCACATGGGAAGTAATTCTTGCGCCACCGCCTGTAGATGAAGCTCCTCGTAAAACTGCTGCGGCGGGTCCAATGGTATGGTCCCGAACCAAGGCTCTTCGCCTTCAAGTTTGATGTGCATAAAGAGGCGCTTGATAAATGCTTCAGCTTCCGCGCCCAAATCCGCCCTGGTGAAGGTGAACCAGAAGTCCTTCTCTGACTGGCGGCGCTCGACGACACGAAACACCGTGATCAGTTCCATCAAATCCGCTTCGGTGAAATCCCCCTCGAAAAGCGCGTCCTGTTGCTCGACGAAGGTCATCCGGAACTCCACGTCCGGATGTCGTTCCGAGATGACGGCAAAGACCTTCGCCAGGTCAGCCTCATCCCGGCGCGTGAGACTCCCCGTGATCGTTAGGGCTTCCACCTTCATGTCTGACTCCAGTAATGTCGGCGGCTTTCAGCATACCACGCGCGGTGGGATTGATGATCGGTCGCATCTCATTGATCACGAGAATGGCGCTTATCACGTTGCAGACCCATCCTATCTCAATGTCCCGGCAACGCCAGTACCAATAATCTGACGCCTGATTGCGATGTTTGGTCATCGTCATGGCGTGGGATTCCGCCAGTAACGCGGCGAGTTGCGACGGATTGAGGCCGCGACATTCCTCAAACCCAAGTATCGACCCCTCACGTTTCTGGCTCTGATCCGGACGCGAATAGTCATTTCGCGCGGCCTCGATGCCGTCGTCGATGATCGAATTCAGCGCGTCATTGTAGTTCATGGGTCGCTATAGCGCGAAAGGCAGCGTCGGACAAGTCAAAGAAATTTGTTGGGACGAATGATGGTGCGCCACAAATGCGCGCAGTAACTGTTGTCAAATCCCAGACCTTGCGAGGGTTGCCTGAAATTCCTACCGATGATGTCGGTGAATTCATCCAGTTCGACGATGACATTCTCTTGTCGAACGAATAATGGTCATTCAGCGTGACCAGTCGCGAGGTCATGTACCATTTGTGCTTCCGCGCCTGTTGATACTCATGCTCGATGTAGGCATCCGGCTGATAATCATCGCCGAACCATTCCTTGTACACATCCGGATAAGTGTAGCCGACACTTTCATCGGCGTAGAAACGCAACGCCTGATGGGTTCTGACGGCCCAGGCGATTTCTTCATCAACATAAGGGAGAATCATCATCTCGCCCCAGTAGCCATGATCGCCCTGAATGAAGCCACAGACGGCGATGTCATGCAGCAGACAGGCCATGATGACCTTTTCGTTCTGACCGGACTGTGCGGCCAGCCTGGCGCTCTGGAGAAGGTGCTGGGTGTCGTCGCTGAAGCGGAGCCGGAAGAAATCCGCCAGGATCGGAGCGTCGGGCATCTCTGGTAGCCGTGGATCGTCTCCCATGATGATGCGGGTTTTCGCATCATCATGGTCGGCCAGTTGGTAAATGCGTGCCCGAATGTCGGCTGGGTTCATAATGTGGCATCACTCCTTGGCTTCTTATCCGCCAGCAATCTCGACAACGCGGTCAATTCCCCTTCGGCTTTCGTTGTCGTCACGACCGGTGCCTTGGCGATCTTCGACATCTCCAGTCGGCTGAGTGGCTTCTCCGGGTCTACAACGGTCACGAGATCACTGATCTTCATGCTATCGGGGTTATAGGCCAGTCTGAGTCTTTGCCCCACGCCTTTGGATGTTCTTGTTTTTATCAGGATAAGTTCAACTTCGCCATGCTCTTTCATGTTGTATGGCGCATTAATGCCGAACAAATTATCAGTTGTGTTGATTTTCGACAGACCGCCGCCTATATGCGCCTGCTCCAATTCATCGCCATGCTTGCCACCTTCGCGGTTGGTCTGTGAAGCGGTAGCGCCAAACGTGTTGGTCTCATGCATCAATCCACGCAATTCTTCCGACACGAATTTGTCCTTGACGAACAAATTCGACATGTCCATTTTGGCGTTCGGATACATCAGGTCGAGATAATCACTGATCAGCGCA